CAGTTGGTCCCGTAGGTCCAGTACCACCTGTGCCACCGGTTTTACCTGTCGGTCCTGTAGGGCCAGTATTACCTGTGCCACCGGTTTTACCTGTCGGTCCTGTAGGGCCAGTATTACCTGTACCACCAGTTGCACCTGTCGGACCAGTTGGTCCTGTTCCACCAGTACCACCTGTAGCTCCTTTAATTGAACCCACATAGGCCCATTTAGCTACAGACGCCGCTCCTGCTACAGTACAATTATAAAAATAACCTGTACTGCTATTTAAATATTTATCACCAACTCTAGCCGCAGTAATACCTGAGCCAGAGAATATTGTACCTGTCGTACTAGTTCCTGTAATTGCTGTTCCAGTATACCACATACTACCAGTAGGACCAGTTCCTCCTGTTTGTCCAGTTGGACCGGTTGGTCCTGTTTTTCCAGTTCCACCAGTCGCACCAGTTGGACCGGTAGGTCCAGTATTGCCTGTTTTACCCGTTGGTCCAGTTGGGCCTAGATTACCAGTGCCTCCTGTTGGCCCCGTTGGACCTAACATACTATATACACTTGTTGTTGTAACAGTGGTAGAAGTAACAGCAGTAATTACTTCTAAATCATCACCATTCCATATAAAATCGCCAACAGCAATAGAAGTAACAGGAACATTACCTAGGGCTTCTAAACTTGATCTGTTAATTGTTGCCATAGTTTATCCTTCCTATTGTTTTATTCTAAAAAATGCTGAACTTCTAGGTCCGGCAGGCCCTGTTGGACCTGTTAACCCAGTGTCAGCAACAATTTGACTTACAAACGTAGCATCGAGTGTCTCTTGAGCTACTTGATTCACTTGATATAATTCTATTCCTCCAGCTAAAATATAATCGCCAGTTTTAAATTCAGAGGAAGGGTATTGATCACTTTTCTTATCATATAAGTCTGCTTTATTAAAAGTTACAGCCATATATTACCCCTCCCTTCATTATTTAACTTTAAAGTAAGCTGCCGATCTTGCGCCGGTAGGTCCAGTGTTTCCGGTCTGGCCTGTAGGTCCAGTTGGTCCGGTATTGCCCATTTTACCTGTAGGCCCAGTAGGACCAAGTGATCCTGTATCTCCTGTCGGTCCAGTATTACCAGTCGCGCCTGTCGGACCCGTTGGGCCAAGATTACCTTGAACACCTTTTATATTACCAATATATGCCCATTTTGCTACGCTAGCCGCTCCCGCTGTTGTACAATTATATACATTACCAGTAGAAGTATTTAAATATTTATCATCTACTTTTGCTGCTGTAATACCAGATCTGCTAAAGACAGTTCCAGTAGTACTTGTACCTGTGATTGCAGTACCAGTATACCAATGTGAACCTGCTGCACCTGTTGGCCCAGTGTTTCCAGTTTGACCGGTCGGACCTGTAGGACCCGTATTACCGGTTTGACCTGTAGGACCTGTAGGTCCAAGATTACCAGTTTCGCCAGTCGCTCCAGTTGGACCAGTGTTACCTGTCTGTCCTTTCAAATTTTTAAACGCAAAATTAAATACTTTTGCAGTATTTGCACCAGATGAAGTAATAGTAACACTTGGTGTGCCTACATTTGCATCTACACTTGCTGTTGGTGTTCCAAACCCTGCAGCAGCACCTGCACCACCTGTTTTACCCGTTGGTCCTGTGGGTCCTGTATTTCCAGTCCCGCCAGTAGCGCCTGTAGGTCCAGTAGGACCCGTATTTCCTGTTCCACCCGTAGCACCTTTAATATTTCCAATATATGCCCACTTTGCAACAGAAGCTGCGCCTGCTACAGTACAATTGTATACATTGCCAGTAGATGTGTTTAGATATTTATCATCTACCTTTGCCGCAGTAATACCAGATCCACTAAATATAGTACCTGTTGTACTGGTACCAGTAATTACAGTGCCACTATACCAGTGTGAACCTTCTACACCGGTCGGTCCAGTTGGACCTGTGTTTCCTGTCTTACCCGTAGGACCCGTTGGACCTAGGCTACCAGTATCTCCAGTTGGACCGGTATTTCCAGTTTTACCAGTTGGACCTGTAGGTCCGGTATTTCCTGTCTGACCAGTAGGTCCAGTTGGTCCAAGTTCACCTTGGATACCTTGGCTACCAGACATATCTGTCATGAAAGTAAAACTGCCAGATGTGTTTTTAACATAAAGTTTTGCGTTATCTGGGTCTTCTGTATTACTTGTAATTAATACAAATTTACCCGCCGCAACATTATTCTTATCAGCGTTCATAGCGCTGATACTTGCATAAGTTTTATATATACTAAAACCTTCACCGGTTGGACCAGTACTTCCGGTTTGTCCGGTTGGTCCAGTCGGACCTAATTTACCTGTAGGGCCAGTTGGTCCGACTGATCCCGTAGAACCCGTAGGTCCTGTAGGACCGGTACTACCAGTGGCCCCCGTGCCTCCAGTAGGTCCAGTCGGTCCCAATTTTCCCTGGTCACCTTTTGGTAAAACAAAACTAAATTGAGAAGCTCCTGTGGTCTCATCCACCATGATAGAAGCAGCAGCTGCAGAACCAGTTGTAGCCGTAGCCTCTACGTTAGATGTCAAAACTTTAGAACCTTCTTCATAAATTTTACCATGAAAGTTTAATTTTGACATTAAAATACTCCCTTTCTTAGATTAATTCTTTATCTTCAGAAAGATTTAAACATAATTCTAAGTTTTGTTGTAAGCGAGAATTAGTAGGTTCAAGAGATAATGCCTTAGTAGCATAAGCAATTGATTCTACTTTATCTCCATTATAAAAATGTATTTGACATAATAAATCCCATGGCTCCCATGACCAAGATTCATTTCTTTCAAGCCAAGTGTAATGCCGCCAAGAATTTTTCATTCCCATTTTAATTGCGGCAATAGCTAAATCATACATTTCTTTTTGATAATAGACCTTTCCAAGATTTAAATATGGCTCTCGATATGATGGATCAATATCAATAGCCATTTGATAAGCCCAAATAGCTTTATCTAAATCATTAAGTTCGGTATAGGCTTCTCCCATAAATAGATAACAACTTGCTTTTTCTACAGAATTATATTTATCTGCATAATTAGATAAAATATAATTAAATTTATCTATTCCTTTTTGATAATGTCCACGATAAATATATTCTTGAGCAAGATAAATCAAGCCATACCAATCTTCTGGCATTTCTTTTTCGCGAAGTTCCAATAGAGGAAGATAACTCCCCCTAGATTTATTCATATCTGGGTAATGATGTAAATGAACTTTATCTGTATCTACTAAATATAGAATTTCATTGCCATTATAAGAACCATCCCAATGAGTACCTTTTTTATATAAATATTCATGAACTGGTGCAATCCATTCCCAGTCTTTACTATGAATTTTATCATATTGGAACACGCGGCCGTCGCTTCCGTCAGCCAGGTGTGACCAGGTATAAAGATATACACCTCTTTGGTGCTGTCCTTCAATCCATCTGGAGCGAAGTTCATCGCCCCAGCCTGGATTAAGTGTTTCATCTAAATCTGTACTCATTAAAATGTTGCAATCATCAGGAATATCTCTCATAGATTCATTCCTCGCAACATCAAATCGCCACGGATCTATTATCTGTTGTCTTACAATAAGTTGTGGATATTCTGATTGTTTTTCTAATAAATATTCATAGGTTCCATCTGTAGATCCAGTGTCTAGAACAACAATTGCATCAGCCTCTTTCATAGAGTCTAACCATCTATCCACAAACTGTAACTCATTTTTACATATGGTATAAATACAAACTTTGTTATCCATATATTAACTCCTTGTATCTCCTTTGAGTTTATAAAAACTCTATGTCATAAACCGTTTCACCATCAACAGTTGACTTGGTTACTTTAAGTGGTTTATTTTTAATAAAGGCATCTGAGGAGCTAGTTGTATTATTCCAATCGGCTTGAACATTAACTTCCGCTCCTGCCGCAATGCCACTTAACTTATTTTTTTCTGTTGTTGTGTAGTTATTATCCGTATGAACATAACTGCTATCTACAACCGCATTGTTGTCTTTGATGTCATAAGTGGTTCCATTCGGTAATTTAACTGAGCTAATATAAGCCACTTAAATCACCTCCTCTACTGTCCTTTTGTTACACTAACGTCTGTAGTATTCTTAAGAACAGTAACCTTATCATTAGTTCCAACTGTAATTGTTTGTGCTGCGGCAGTACCTGTTCCAACACTAGTAACTGCTGTAACCTTATCATTAGTTCCAACTGTGATTGTTGGTTGAGTTGAAGTAGCTGAACTGATTCCAGTTGCAACTTGAACTTTACCAGTACCACTTGTAGTATCTGTAGCAAGAGTAACAGTTGGTTGTGAAGTAACTTTAACGCCTGTTAATGCATTTGCTGTACTTGGACTTCCAAGACCTGTTAATGCACTTGCAGAATCACCAATTGTAATATCTGTTACTACTGCTGCTCCAGTACCAGCTGTTGTAGCTGCACCTGTAGCAACTGTTTTTGCAATACCAAGTGTTGTATTAGTTGCAGTTAAAGCCGTACCAAGTGTTGTGTTTGTAGCAGTTAGATTTGTACCAAGAGTAACCTTAGAAGCGCTAACATCGCTACCGTTTCCACCACCAATAATTAATGTTTCTGCGGCAGCACCACTTCCCATTGTGAAAGTCCAAGTAGATTTATTTGCAGTTACACTATCATTACCAGTTACATTAGGAATTGATACACTTGTATTACCTGTTACATTAGGAATAGTTACACTTGTATTACCTGTTACATTTGGAACTGTTGTTGTAACTAATTTCTTTGTTGTATCAGCAGATACAGACTTTACGAATGTATCTGATGTAGCGTCAGGATAACCTGTTACTGCGGCTGCAGTACCATTAGCTCCTACAGTAACACCAGATGCGCTACCTTTAATATAAGTAGTGCTTGGGGTAACAGTGATGGTTGGTGTACTTGATGTAAATGTAGTATTTTCACCAAGTGCAACATCTGTCTTGCCCCCTGTAAAAGTAACTGCTGAACTTGCATTAGTAAAAGTGGTAGCTTCACCAAGTACAACATCATTTTGTTTAGTTAAAGAAACATCGGTAACTACATCACTTAAATTTAATTGAGTATCACCTATTTTCTCCCAAGTTTTAGTATCGCTGCCTATAACAACATATTCATCATAAATATCTAAGGTTTGACTACTTGGAGTAGAAGAAGACTTAACTAAATAGAAAGCACCAGATTGAGCGTCTGCAGCTTCTAAAGTACCAGTCACACCACCAGCAACAACACCCTTAGGTATGGCAGCAGCATCAGGAGTTCCTGTTCCATCCCAGGCAACAATAAAGGATACACCACCAGAGATCATCTCACGTGCGACAGCATCCTTTATGTCATAGGTATTACCAGAAGGTAATGTTATTTTACTAATATCTGCCATATGTTCTCCCCTTCTAATTTCTATTGAACACTAATAGTTCATCTAGCACTTCGCCATGAATTGCTTCATAAGCATCATCTATATTGACTTTATTATTCCAAAAAACTTTTTCTTGAAGAGTTGTATGTATCTCTTGGTTTTGGATATGCTCCATTAGAATATCCTTTGTCTTTTCATCAACAAAAGCTAAATCTTGTACATAGGCATTACCAGTACCAATTTTGATATTAGGAATATTAGCTGTTTTAGTTACAGTTTCACCATACTCTTGTACTGTATAGGTTTTTGTTTCATAATCATCATAAACTATTAGTTCGCCAGAAAGCGGAATAAATCCTCTCGCATTATTCCAATTTTCTGTTGTATCATGTTTAATTTTTATTCTTGAATTAATTGTAGCACCCATACCACACCTCCTAAATTATTGTGGTACTTGTTCCACAATCTAATATCAAATCATCCAAGGCAATTGTTTCATTATTAATAACAATACCATTGCCTGCGGTATAGTTAGTAGAACTATAAGGTAATAAATTCCATGGAGTAACGCCATCTCCAACTTTAAATTTTTGAGTATCTATTTCAATACCCATTTCACCCTTACCAAGTATAGGATTAGCTAAAACCCAATTTTCAGCTGTGTCATTTCTAAGTAAGATTCTTAAATTCATTGTTTTATCCATATCCTACACCTCCTACCAATCCCAAGCATTTCCACCATAAATAGTTTCATAATTAGAAATACCAATAGAAGAATAGGATGGACCAGTAATCCCATAAAGAAATAAATCTCCTGTAGATGTATTTACATATATATAACCTGGTTCTCCAACTTCAGGAAACTCTGAACGAGAAGCGTAGTTTTTATATACATGACTAAGATCCATCACAGGATTTAAGCATATTCTCTGAAGGACACCATTAACTTTTCCATCTATATAGAAATGTCCATCTTCTGGAGTAAAATAGGCATAGCCTATATGTAAAGGCGTGTTTTCAAAATGTTCTTTAGTTCCATAGTGAACTTTAAAATGTGCCATATTTTATCCCCCTTTATTGTTCTCTTTTAATTTTTAAAAATATATTATAACAAGTTGAACAAAGCTGTCCTTATTGATTTCTTTAAAAATATATGATAAAATATTATAGAAAATATGAAAAGAAGGTGATGATTATGAATAAAGTTTATGCAGTAAGTGATTTGCATGGACAATATGAATTATGGATACAAATTAAAGAATTTCTAAGTCCCAGCGATACTTTAATCTGTCTAGGCGATTGTGTAGATAGAGGTCCAAGTGGTTTTGATATTTTGATTGAAATGTTAGACAGACCAAATACCATTATGCTTAAAGGGAATCATGAAGCCCTAATGTTACAAGATTATTATACCATAAAAAATCATGAAATGCAAATTGATCCCTATTCATGTCTTTGGTTTCAAAATGGAGGATATGATACATATCAAAATATTATAAAATGTTATGGTGCAAAATGTGTTGATATGGTATTTAGAGAGGTAGAAAGACTTCCAATTACTCATATTGATTCTTGTAATGAAAAATTAATTATTTTAAATCACTGCGGCTTTACCCCCGGACTTCCTTATGACGAGTTATGGGACCGTTATCATCTAACTGATGTGTGGCCTGAAGGCTATGACAATGTATATATTGTACATGGACATACTCCAGTACAGCATCTTTGGCGTAAAGATGTCTATACTGCGGCAAGAAAAACAGAAGATGTGGTACAGTATTGCGGCGGACATAAAATTGATATTGATTTAGGGTGTTTTGCAATTCATAAAACTTGTTTATTAGATTTAGATACGTTTGAACCAATCTATTTTTATGGAAAGGAATATATAGACAGTGAAATCAGAGACTAAAGAAATATTAGCAATCATAATAGATTCAATAGAAGAATATAGAAATGAACTTGCTGAGCGGCCAGACGTACAGAAACTTTCACCCAAGTATCAGCAAGGTTTACAAGATGGTATGTTATTAATTATTAAAAGATTGGAGGCGACAATTAATGGATAGATTTTTCTTCATAGGCGATTTACATGGGGACACTGCTCCTATAGGTCATCTTGATAAAGAGGTAAATTTAACTGAATCAGATTGGGTAATTCTACTTGGTGATTCTGGAATAAATTATTGGGCAAACAGACCCAATAGAATGAAAATAATTAAAGAAGAGTTTGGATATTTTCCTTGCAAATTTTTTGTTATCAGGGGAAATCATGAGGAACGTGCGGAAAGGCTTGCCGCTGCAGATCCAGATGCATGGGAAGAAATGCTCCTGGCAGATGGAATCGTGGGACTAGCCCGCCGCGAAAAAGAGTTCCCTAATATCTATTATGCTCTTGATGTACCTTCGGTATATAGAATTAATGGATATAGCACACTTGTTCTTCCAGGTGCATATTCAGCAGATAAATACTATCGTTTAGAGCGTCATTATAACTGGTTTGAAAATGAACAGCTTTCAGACGCAGAACAGGTTATAGGTAGAGAATTAGCATATTTATCAGACCATTATGATTTTATTTTGTCTCATACTTGTCCTGTTGAGTATGAACCAACAGACTTGTTTCTTCCTATGATAGACCAAACAACAGTAGATAAAACTATGGAACTGTATTTATCGGATATTAATAAGATTACCAATTGTAATTTCTGGATATTTGGTCATTATCATGCTACTCGTATTTATCCACTGCGGCCAGGGGAAGGACAGAAAATAATGCTATTTCAAAATGCTTTAGAAATGAGCGATATTTTAAAAGGAAATTATTGGGCAACAATATAGTTGCCCATTTATTTTTTTAAAATTTTATGATATAATAAATTATAAAGTGAAAGGAAGTGATTGTATATGAGATGCTTAGATGGATGTGGATATTATTATGCAGACCTTGATGATGAAGGTAAGCCTTTGACACTTAACTATTGTCACTTCTCTGGGCCAGAAGGATGGGCGCCATGTGAAGCAGAGCCGCAGGGTGAATATGGTTATGAGTCACTTATAGATGATGAAGAATATTGGATTCACGAATTTGGTCAGCCATATGATTATGGTGATGATTACTGGATATAGGAGGTGTTATGGATAGGATAGTATATTTTATGTTTGGGTCACAGACTATTGAAGTCCGTGTAGACGATATACCCGAGGATGCCACTCCTAGTGAAATTAAGGATATGGCTTTAGATATTTTTGAGATGAGTTCACATTATACAATAGAAGAAATTAATTAGGAGAAATTGCCTATGCTAAATAAAGATAATCAAAGAGAACTATGTTATGTAGTAACAATAGATGAAATCAAACCAATAGAAGGTAAAGATAGAGTAGAATGTGCGGTCATAGGCGGCTGGACTATCATGGTTAAGAAAGACCAATTCCACCCTGGTGATGCGGGAATCTATTTTGAAATTGATTCTAAGGTTCCTGCGGCGGCACCGTTTGAGTTCCTTGAACCTAAGCACTATAAGATTAAGACTCAGAAATATGGAAAGTTCTATTCACAGGGTCTTCTGATGCATCCATCTGATTTTGGATGGTCAACTGCAATTGAACCAGTTGGTGGAGTAAGAACTGAAGTTATTATAGATGATGAAGGTAAGGCACATTATCCAGATGATGAATCTAGATTTCTTACTAAAAAACTAGGTGTTGTATATTCTGTTAAAGAAGATAATAAGCGTAAGGGTAAAGGCCCAGATAAATATGCAAAAATGGCGCAACGTCATGGTAAACTTTTTGCTAAGGCACCTTTTAAATGGCTGATAAAGAGAACTTGGGGTAAGAAACTTCTATTTATTTTCTTCGGCAAGGCGAAAGATAAAAGGAATTGGCCAGCTTGGGTTTCTAAAACAGATGAAGAGCGTGTTGAAAACATGACATGGGTGCTTGCTGATAAGGGACCATGGATTGCGACAGAAAAGATTGATGGAACTAGTACAACATTTACTATGAAGCGTTCTCATCTCCCTTATAAAGACCATGAGTTCTATGTCTGCTCTCGTAATGTAATGTTTGATGAACCAGGCAAACAGTGCTTCTATGATTCCAATGTATATCTTGAAATGGCTGAGAAGTATAATATCAAACAGCATCTTAAGGATATGCTTGGTAACTATCCTGAGTGGGACTGGGTTACTATTCAGGGTGAAACATATGGCGCAGGTATTCAGAAAAATAACTATGACCTAAATGACCATAGATTTATGGCTTTCAACTTTATTACATCGGCTGATGGACGTTGGAGCACACCAGCAATGAAGGTATATCTTGAAAAAGGATATAGTATTCCTTGTGTACCAATTCTTTCTATAGGATACCAGCTTCCAGATACTGTTGAAGAACTGCGTGAATATGTTCATAGTGAACCATCAACTGTCAACGGAAAAATTAAAGAAGGTATAGTATTTAGAAACCCAGAAAGTACAATATCATTCAAATGTGTTGACCCTGCTTACCTAATTAAATATCATTCATAAGATAGAGGTGGAAAATATTCCACCTTTATTTTTTTAAAAAATTATGATATAATAATATATATGAATGAAAGAAGGTGGTTAATAATGGGAATTAGAATGAATCAATTTTTTTGTACTAAATGTGGTAATAGAGGATTTGATATACCAAGAAAGGAAAATCGACAGCGACCCTCTGGTCATTTAAAGAAACTTTATTGCATTCATTGCCACGAAGATACTAATCATGTAGAAGTACGAGATTTGGGCAAATATACTTATCGAGATTTTTTATGTGAATTTAATAATGGTAATTTTGATTCAGAAGGCAATAGAGTAACAACAAATTGGAAAGGCTTCATTGATAATATGAAAAAGGAGGGAAGATATTAATGGCAACTTTATATGTAATGTGCGGCATCCCTGGTTCTGGTAAATCTTATTATTGTAAAAAACATGCAAATGATGGAGTTCATGTCTCAAGAGATACAATCAGATTTGCATTACTTGAAAATGATGATAATTACTTTGCTCATGAAAATGAAGTATATGAAATTTTTTGGGAAAAAATAAATAAAGAATTAGCAGCTGGTCATAATGTATATGCTGACCAAACTTCTTTAACTCCTAATTCCAGAAGTTGGTTACTTGCACACATTAAAATACCTTGTGAAAAAGTTGCTATTGTAATGAATGTCCCTTTCGAAACTTGCCTTGAACGTAATGATACAAGAGAAGGTAGAGAAAGAGTCCCTGCTAAATCAATGTTGGGTATGTATGATAGCTTCTCATTTCCTACTATTGATGAAGGATTTGATAAAATAATAACAGTATATTATTGTTAAGAGGTGGTGATATAAATATGATATATTTTACTTCTGATTGGCATTTTAATCATGATAAGGACTTTATTTGGAAGAAAAGAGGTTATAATTCAGTAGAAGAAATGAATGATGACCTTATTAATAAAATCTGTTCTACTCTTAATGAAAGTGATGAATTATGGGTTCTCGGTGATTTGGTTATGGGAGATATTGACAATGCGGCGGCGGTGCTTTCCCGCATCCCATACTCAGTCCATTTCCTGGTTGGTAACCATGACACTTTAAGAAGAATTAATTTATATGATTCATTAGGTTGGGTAAATCATGAACGAGCAATTCAAGTTACAGATGGTAATTGGGATTTTTATCTTTCACATTATCCAACTGTTACAATGAATTATGATGATGTGAAAAAACATCATCCACTTATTAACTTGCATGGACATACCCATTATCAGAATAAATTCTATAATGATAATCCATATATGTATAATGTCGGAGTTGATAGTCAAGATGGCTATCCAGTAAGTATTGATAAAATTAAAGCAGATATAAAGGAGAAATTAAATGAGCAAGAATAAGGTATATCTTTATGACCATTTTTGTGACCCTGAGTCTGGATATTCGGAGGTGTCTCTGATGACGCCGCAGGGTGTCTTTGTTGGAACCGCTAATTGCAATCTTGATGAAGATGTATTCAATGAGATTACAGGCGGCAGCATTGCAGAACTCAGAGCGTGGAAAGCATATTATAAATATGAAATTCGTGTTCGCAAGTTTGCACTTCATGAACTTGAAACTGTATATTCTCAGATGAGAAAGACTAAGGCCTGCACAAGAATCCTTGACAGGATTGAAGTTCTTAAGCTGGAAATTGACCAGTGTATAAATGAACTTGTGGGTGTGAATAAGGAGATTGATGCACGCATTGAAAGACTGGGCAAAAAGAATTAATTAATTATAAGTAGTTCCTATAAAATATAGCTATAATCGAAAGGAGGATTAGCTATATGGATATAGGAACTTTTATTATTCAATTATATGTGCCTATTATAGTAGTTGCATGTTTAGTTGTAGGGTATATAGTAAAAATGTGGATTAAAGATGTAGATAATAAATACATCCCTACTATTGTTGCTATATTAGGAGCTTTGCTCGGCGGTATAACATTAGGCTGGACCTTACAATCAATTGTAGCTGGCGCCGTTTCAGGACTCGCCTCAACAGGACTGCATCAATTATTTAAGCAATTAATTGAAGGAGGTTCTGGATTGAAAGGTGAGGTAATCGAGGATGATTAATAATTTTGCATTTTGGATTGTACTGTTCGTAATTTGCTTTGCACTTGGAATGTTCTTAGGAAAATTCGTTAAGAAGTCAAGAGAAGAAAAAATTCAAGTAGTTAAAAACTGGCTGTTATATGCAGTTGCAATGGCAGAAAGAGAGCTTGGTAGTGGCACTGGTCGCATTAAACTGGGTCAGGTTTATGAACAGTTCCTGCTTGTGTTCCCACAACTTCAGCGTGTTATCAGTTTTGATATGTTTGCTAAACTGGTAGATGATGTTCTCATTCAGTTCCAAGAACTTGTCGAAGAAAATATCACTATTGCAGCTGAGTTCACTGATACAGAAGGTGAATTAGTGGATATTGTAGAAGAACCATACGACGAAGAAGAAGAAGAAAATTAAAAAGAAAAGGAGAGATAAGTAATGCTAAAAAAACTATGCTCTATACTTCTAGCACTCTTCTTAGTAGTTTGTACCTCTCCTATCGCATTTGCAGAAGAGGTTGAGGGAGAAATTCCTTCAACCTCAACTGAAATAGAAACAGTAGTAGAGGAAGAAACTACTGAAAAAGAAGAAGAAGTAAATGCGGCAGCACCTGCTCAGGAGCAGCCACAAGTTCAGGAAATAGATAACGTTGCAAAAACAGAAACAATCAATGACATTAAAATACCTTTAGCTAAGACAGAAGAAACTTGGGCAGTCGTTAATCTTATCTGTACGGTTGTTACTGTTGTAGTAAGTTTAATTCTTGTTATACTTGGTTGGTATAATAGATGGCGCCGTAGAAATATAAAACTTGATGAAAAGTATTATCATGATTATCAGTTCTGGTTAAGAAATAAGATTATATTTAGAATTGTTAATATTCTAATAGCAATTATATCTATTGTAGTATTCATACTTACAGAAAATATTTTCTTAAAGTTAGTATTTATAGATAGATTTACTCCACTTATGGTAGTATTAGCTATTTTAGCAATCGGTGTAGCATTCTTCTCAAAATATGTCATCAAAGAATATTATCCATATAATGATGAGGACGATGACGAAGAATAAGTAAATCCATAGGGTTAGATGGTATGACATCTAACCCTATTTTTTTTGTCTAAATTTTACTCCTGCCGCAATAAAAGTAAAGGGATATGATATATTTTTGACAATTTTAAAAAAATATGATATAATTTTAATATAATGAAGAGAATAATAAATAAGAGGTAAATATGGCAGAAACGAAAAATAATTTATACAATGAACATTCAATTGAATCGTTGTCGCCACTCGAATTCACTAGGCTAAAACCGGGAGTATATGCAGGAGACACGACATACGCAACCCAGTTACTTGTAGAGATTATCTCTAATGCCATAGATGAATTTAGACTAGGCCACGGTTCTCAAATTGATGTTTCTATTGATGGAGCAAAAGTTAGAGTTAGAGATTATGGACAAGGATTTATCCCGAACAGCTTTAGAGAAGATGGTAAGACCATTCTCGAAGCTGCTTTTAGTGTGTTAAATACTTCTGGTAAGTATAGAGAAGATGGAACTTATGAAGGAACTTCACTTGGTTCATTTGGTATTGGTTCAAAAATTACTACATACCTTTCTCATTGGCTGGATGTAATAACAGTTAGAGGGGGTGAATCTGAATGGTGTCACTTTGTTGAGGGTGAGTTTGATAATAGAAGTACAAAGAAAACAAATGTGCCATCTGGTACAATTGTAGAATGGGAACCATCTGAACAATTCTTTACCCATCCAGAAGTTGAAATTAATAAGATAAAAACTTTATTTAAAACTATAGCTTGTCTATGTCCTGGATTAACAATTAATCTTGATAATAATGGAGAAAAAATTGTTTATTCATCTGTACACGGACTTAATGATTTAGTTGATGATGCAGTTAAAGATAAAGAACTGATTAACAATAGATTCAATATGAACTATGTTAATGGGAAGAATAAAATGGATATGGTTCTTACATATACATCTAATTATTCTTCAACTCTTGTTCCATATG